GATGCTAAATCAAAAACGGCTGAAGTAAATACCGCAGAAGAATTTATTAGCTCAGAAATTTGCGCAGTTTCGGCAACGTTGCTGAAATAGGTAGGTAATGCAGAAATGGCTTCAGATACTGTAGCGGTTTCATTTACCACATTTGGCTGAACAAAAGCACTTGAAACCAAATCAGATGCAGATGCTGTTTCAGTTATAAAGTTTGGAAATACAAACAAGCAAGATATTAAATCAGAAGCAACTGCAGACTCTGCCATTAAAATTAAATAGTTGGCTTTTGTGCTTACAGAATCTAAAGCAAAAGCACTCTCTGCAACTATAACCGTGTATACATTACCGGCGGTAGCTGAGTATGGGGCAACAGAGAATCCACTTTCTGCAAACACTTTCTTTAGACAGCTGTGAGTTCGGACTCGGCAAACCAACGCTCTTGTGTATTGCCATCAGCGTCAATCCATTCCAACAGGTAGAAGAACGCACCATCTTCATCCATACGCAGCTTAACCACTGGGCCTGCTGGCGTGACTGCTCGAAGCTTAACTTCCTGACCTTTGGTAAATTTAGTAGCCATGATAATCCTTAAGCAGCGTCTAAACTAAATTGGTATGTGACGTTAAGCGTATCACCACTTGCAACACTACGATCACCGGGTGATTGAAAGTCAGCAGCAGAAAACAACACACCTGTTGTGCCGCCTTTAGTGCTATTGCTAATCAAGAATGCGCCGCCAACAGTTGTTGTTCCGTTAATGCTGTAAACAGCAGGAGAGGCGCTGTTTGTAATAACAGAAGGATCTGCGGTAGTGGCAGCAGCAAACACAGCAGCAGGGCGTGTAGCTTGTGAGTATGCAGTTACTTCAGTCCAACCGGCATGAGATGCAGCAGTGTCGCCAGCAGCAGGGTTGTTTGAAGCAGCAGCGCCATACAGGCCAATATACCAAGCAGCAGTATACGAAGAGCCAGTAAAGTACTTATCGTTCATATCTTTAAGACCGACGTTAACCACAAGATTCTCGGACTTAGCTTCCCATTTAAGGTTGCCATCTTTGTCAAAACACTGCATGGTGTAAACGCCACCAGCTTTAAGGCCAATCTGTGTAGTATTGCCAGACACAATCGAAGCGCCTACGGTATCAACAGACGTTGCTTTATCCATCATCATTTTAAAAACTCCTTAAGGAAGCCGTATTAACGCCTGATCGGGCGTGGCTATTGGAAATTGTACTGTGAATGTGCCTGTAGATGTTCGATCAGCGCCAAAGTCAAGAACACATATTGCACCGCCATCCCCGGGTTTGTAAATCAAAGCACCGCGAGCCGTAAAAGAACCAGACCAAGACACGTTGTTAAACGTAACATATGCGCTAGTAGTACCAACAATTGGCGTTAACACAATACCACCCGCTGTATAGCCAGACGCTACAACTTCACCTGTCGTTGTATATGCAGTGGTGTTCTGGTCAAGCGCAGCCTCATTGGTATACAGCGCTATATAGAACGTATCTGTTGTTGGAGTTTTAAAATCAAACCGGCCTTCAGTAAGACCAATCTTAAAACTCTCGCAGGTAAAGTTGCCCGTAAATGCCATATTATTTCACCGGATAGCGGACTTGCCCGCTCCTGTAGCTGTCCTGACGCTCTTTGCCGTCGCCCAACTGCTTCAACAAAGACATTGATTCCATGTACTTCTGTTCATAGTTAGCAACCATGTCAGGTTCTTGACGCTGGAATACAGCAGCTTCTCGCAGCGCACCATAGAACAAAGCGGTGTCAAAGTTGTCTCCTAGCCACGTCGTACCAGCGGTATCAATAGACTCTGGGTAAAAGAAGTAATGTAGTTCGACTGAATAGTTGGCGTTAGGCTTTGGGCCTAATATAAAAGACATCTCATTTGTCAGAACGGGAGGGTCGCCCGCCGTGGTAGTGGGGCCAAATATTGCGTAATACTTTGGGGTGCCTGTATCACTAACAGCAGGGTACGCCTGACGAATAAAGTTAACATCTTTGTTTAGCAAGTATTCGTAATCCCCTGCTGGCGTAATAACAGCTATCGAGTATACAGACAAGAAATCTGTTGGAGCCGATAAATACGGATTACTAGGTGTAACCGATCCCGTAACGTTCTTACGTAGGTAAGAAAACTGAACAGAATTATAGATACGCTGCTCTGCCGCCTTGACAAAAACGGGGATATTCTCGACGAACAGTTGCTCATCGCTTTCCGAATAAGCCTGAATAGCAGCGGAGAGTTGAGCGTAATTCATTCAACAACCTTTTTAGTCTTGGACGCAGCCAACTTAGCTCTGGACTCTTCAGACCACACGCGCTTGCTGTTAGCCTGTGCAATTTTTAACTTTGATTCTTCTGGCATTTTACGCCCTAATTGTGCCAACGCAAGCTTTGCTCTGGACTCGTCTGACCACACTCGTTGTTTATTGGACTCCACAACTCGTTGACTACAACGTTCAGATTTTGGTCTAGCACGAAGCTTTTCTTTTGTTGCTTCACTCATGCCACGTTTAGTGTTGGTTTCCCGAATACGTTGTTTTTGCTCTTCAGATATTACCCTGCCAACATTGGCGGCAACTATTTTTGCTTTAACTTCTGGAGAGTGGGTCTTTCCGTAAAAGGGATTATCACTGCCTGATCCAGTACCAAACCCTCCGGGTGTTATGTTGTACCCGTTTGCCATAGAATCACACAGTTCAATTAACAACTGTTCAACTTCGTTTGCGTCTTGTTTGTCGGTACACCAATAAAGAACCTTACTTACAAAAGATTCTTTACCATATTTTAAAATAGCATTACGAAGTTTTATACACCCATTTTGTTTCCAAAAATGCCTACGTACCCGATACTCAGGATTAACAGACTGCCCGATATACATCATACCGGTAGTCTTATTTTGTAGCATATAGATTGCAACGGGTGTAGTCATAATTACGCAAGCGGCCCTCTTGCCATTGTTCCCTTCGTTGCCGCACCTGTACCACGAATCTTAATGCCAGTAGTTTTGACATCATCGCGGGCTGGGTCTCCAGTGCTGACACGCATAGCGGGGCCACAGGCTTTAAAGTCTTTAGCAGCCATTGTGTTTGGGTCTTGTCTTTTGCTCATTGTTGCTGCATGAGTTTCAACACCAAACTTTTTGCCATCCATAGAATGCGGCTCAGCGTAAACCTTAGCATCGCCAACCTCTTTACCCATCATTTTTTGACTGTACTTAGCCATATTAGCCTCGCTTTTGAGCAGCAACTTTTGCCAAACCACGACCCATTGACTTCATGTCAGCATTTGTTTTGCCGCCTTTGGAAGTAGGTGTGCCTTTGCCTTTTAAAGCGGCTACCATTGGGCCACTGTTACCAAGGTTCTTACCTTCGGTTTTGCCTTTCTTTGCTACGCCATCTGCGCCACGTTTAAACATGATAACTCCTTAAGTAACCACTATTGTAACTGTACCAAGCTCGACTTGGATAATCAAGTCATTCGGTGTTAAACCATCATCTCTAGATCCGCCAACTGGGTTCCAGCCCCATTGAAATATCCTACTGCCGCCTTCTTGAGTACCAGCGCCTAGTGGCCCAACACCCGTCAAATTAATCTGTAGTCCACTTGTACCTGACACTGTATAACTGACGTCTGGACGAGGATTTCTTAACGCTTGCGGGTCATTTACCGGGTACATGCCCAACTGCAACTGCGGCTGATCTGGATCCCAACACTCACGACAAACCAAGATGTTTTTAATCTGTGTCTTAATAACTAACTTCTTCAGTTCTTTTAACTTAAACCGTTGACCACACCGATCACACTCTGCAATCGCATATTTACCCGAGGCAAATTGACTAGGCATCGTTTAACTCAATAAAACATATTACGTGGGACAAAACGAATAGGAGCCTTTTCCCTGTCCTCGTCCGCAGCAAGCTGAAACTGCTGCTCGTATTCTGACTTCAAAAATCCAATACGGTCTGGAGTTACATCTGGAAGTTTAGCCGACAGGTAGAACGCAAGCCCCGCAACCATGCAGGTAAGGAAACGGAAAGGAATATCCTGAGTAGACACACCACCGCCAGCATCTTGAATCCTACGTAGACGCCAATATACAAACGTATACTGATCGCCCGGTGCATTCGGGGTAGGCCAGACAACAATCTTTGGATGGTTTGTGCCAGTTGTTGGATAGTCTGCACCAGACTGACGGTTGATCCACACCTGAATTGGTCGCGCCTGTGCGTTCTTGTTAGGAATGGTTGCGTACGTAGACTCTGAAATACGGGTAATGTTAATGTCAATTTGGTTTTGACCAGATCCTGTGCGAATAACTGTGTCCAGCAAATCAATCGTGTCAACAGGCAGGGTGTAT